CATCGAATGAATGGACAACACCGACAAATGGTGAAACGTATTATAATTACCAATCGAAAATTGTGGTAGTCCCTAAGAATCAAGCAGCAATCACGCTAGAAGAAATAAAACAATTTTTTGAAGATATTGAGCCGCGCAGAATCGAGCTATCGTGTGAAGAATTACCAAAATATTATTTATTAATTCCACTAGCAGATATGCACTTCGGTTTAAACACAGATAAAGACTATGAAGGATTAAAACGGGAGATTGCAGATAAGATTATTAACCGGTACGAAGAAATCTTATTCACACTACATGGTGATTACTTCCATGTGGATAATTTTCTGAACACTACTGAAAAAGGTACACGTATTGATGAAGTGGATTTTCGAGACGGTGTTCAGGCAGGGTATCGGTTCTTATTACCACTATTAGAATTAGCGCTTGAAAACAGTCCAAACGTAAAAGTCGTGTACTTAAAGGGTAATCATGCACCATCGATTGATTACATGTTCATTAACGGGTTAGAACGCTTATATCCACAGATTGAGTTTGATACCTCACTTGACGAATTTAAGCACGCGTGGTTAGGAAACCATTCCATCTTTATGCACCACGGGGATAAAGTGAAGAACGCAAACAAGTTAGTTGAAATCATGGTAGCGCATTTCGGGAAGGAATGGGGAGAAAGTAAGTCACGGTATCTTATTACTGGACACTTTCATCATGAGAAATCACTATCGTTCGCAGGGTTAACTTGGTATCAACTACAAAGCCCTAGTAAGCATTCTAGTTATGATAAAACATACGGGTACGATACAAGCGAATCAGGTCAAATGCTTTTTGAGTTTTCAGAAACAAAAAGGAGCGCAATTTATTACGTATAAGAAAAGTGACATTTAACACTAGGAGGTGGTTCAGTGAGTGAGTAAGTTAACAACAAAACAAGAAATATTTGTCCAACAACTAGTCGCTGGACAATCTCAAAGGCAAGCGTATAGAAAAGCTTTTCCTAGTTCCAAAAAGTGGAAAGATAACGCCGTTGATAGTAATGCCTCTACATTGCTCCAAAATGCTAAGGTTTTACAAAGATATCGAGAACTATTAAAACAATTCTCAAATATGGCGCTTTGGTCTAGGGAGCAAGCGTTCAATGAATATGAGTGGCTCAAGAACAAAGCTAAAGCGAGTATAGAGAGTGAAGGAGTAAGGCAAGCTAATTCCAATGCTTTCCTTGCATCGCTAGAAGGTATGAACAATATGTCCTTTAACGATTTAGAGCTAGCAGATAAGAAATTAAAACTTGAAATTGAGAAACTCCAATCACAAATTGAAGGAGATAGCGAACAAGATGACAAACTGATAGATTTCGCTAAAGCTTTAAGAGGTGCTTTTAATGACGAATAAATTCACTCTTAAACAAGAGCAAGTACTTAAGCGAGTGTTGAATGATGATTTCTTTATTTGTGGACTGCATGGTGCGAAACGTTCAGGTAAAACTGTTCTAAATAACATAGTTTTCATGAACGAGATTGCACGAGTGAGAGAAACAGCTGACAGGTTAAACATTGAAGAACCAATGTATATCTTGGCTGGAACATCTTCTACATCGATACAAAACAACATCATCCAAGAGCTGCACAACATGTTCAGCATTGAACCGAAATACGATAAGCACGGCGCTTTTACTCTTTTCGGGGTTAAGGTGATTCAAGTTTATACAGGCTCAATTTCTGGTTTAAAGCGTGCCCGTGGGTTTACTGCTTTTGGTGCTTACATAAACGAGGCATCTCTTGCTAATGAACAAGTGTTCAAAGAAATCATCTCACGTTGTTCTGGAGAAGGAGCGCGGATTGTTTGGGATAGTAACCCCGACATTCCAACACACTGGCTCAGACGGGATTATATAAACTCTGGTGATGATATGATTATAGACTTTCATTTCAAGCTGGATGATAACACGTTCATGTCTGAAAGATATCGCAATAATATCAAGAATGCTACTCCAGAAGGCGTGTTTTACGATAGAGACATTCTAGGTATGTGGGTAACTGGTGAGGGCGTTGTTTATCGTGATTTCAGTGAAGATATGTTTGTGGATAGCATTCCAAAAAATATCACTAAGATATACGCTGGCGTTGACTGGGGTTATGAACACTATGGCTCTATCGTCGTTATAGGAGAAACTCCAGACGGCGACGTTTATCTGTTAGAAGAACATGCCCACCAGTATAAAGAGATAGACTTTTGGGTTGATGTTGCTAAGAATATCAAGGAACGATACGGCGATATTAATTTCTGGGCAGATAGCGCACGACCTGAACACGTTGCTAGATTTCAAAGAGAGAGATTAAGAACATTTAACGCCAATAAATCGGTTTTATCTGGTATTGAAGAAGTTGCAAAGCTGATGAAAGCTGGGCGCTTTTTTGTTGTATCGGATAAAGTCAGCAAATTCAAAGATGAAGTCTATCAGTACATCTGGAATGAAAAGACAGGCGAACCAGTAAAAGAGAATGATGACGTGCTAGACGCGGTGCGGTATGCGATTTACTCACAGCATTCTGGTACTGGAAGTAAAATCAAAATGTTTAAAGGAGGTTTTTAAAAATTGGCAAAAGTTTTTGTTAACAAACGAAAAGTTATTACAACAACAAGCGATGTAGTGACTGAAGAAGTCGTTACTGAGGCGATTAGGCTTCACATGAGTAAGTTAGTAAAGAATTATATTGAGAGTGAGGATATGTACCTTTCACAACATGAAGTCTTAAAAATGGCTAAAAAAGAAAGTTGGAAGCCTGATAATCGTTTGGTGTTTAATTACGCTAAGTATATTGTCGATACATTCACAGGTTATCAAATTGGTGTGCCAGTTAAGATTAAACATGACGACGAAACCGTAAACGATTTTGTCTCAGATTTTCGTAAAATCAACGACATGGAAGACTCAGAGTTTGAGCTTGCGAAAATGTCTAGCGTGTTTGGACATTCGTTTATTTATGTTTATCAAGACGAGTACAAACAAACAAGAGCGACATACAATAGTCCGATTAATATGTTTATCGTTCATGATAACAGCATTGAGGAACGACCGTTATTTGCGGTTAGATACACTTTTAACGAGAACAACCAAGAAGGTATCGGACAAGTAATTACAAACGATGAAATTATTGACGCCACATTCACGACTGGAGGAACAGTCAGATTTGGCGAACGTACTCAACACATTTACAACTCAATCCCAGTAGTTGAGTTGATTGAGAACGAAGAGCGACAAAGTATTTTTGAGAGCGTAAAAACATTGATTAATGCTTTAAATAAAGCAGCAAGCGAAAAAGCGAACGATGTAGACTACTTTGCGGACGCTTATTTGAAAGTTCTAGGAGTAGAGCTACAGGAAGAAGACGCTAGTCAGATTAGAGAGAATAGAATTTTCAATCTATGGAAGAATGGCGACGGTGCTTTGCCAGAAGTTGCTTTCCTTGAGAAACCAAGTTCAGATACAACGCAAGAGAATTTGATTAGTTTATTGAAAGAGTCTATTTTCGCTATCTCAATGGTAGCCAATATGTCTGAGTCTGAGTTCGGTAACTCGTCTGGTACGGCTTTAGCTTTCAAATTACAGGCTATGGATAATCTTGCTCGAATGAAAGACAGAAAGATGCAATCCGCATTTAACCGTTTGTATCAAATTGTATTTAGTGTTCCATTAACTACTGTTTACGAGGACGCATGGACAGGATTGTCATACTCATTTACTAGAAACGTACCTCGAAACATTCTTGAAGAGGCACAGATTGTTGGACAATTATCTGGACAAGTATCTGAGGAAACTAAGTTGTCTGTGCTATCTATCATTGATGATCCGCAGAAAGAAATTCAAAGAATGGAAAAAGAGGAAGAGGCGATAGGCGACCTTGAGACTCGTTTGGAAAAACAAAAAATCTACTCAGACGCTGAGTTGAGCGAGAGTGAGAAGGTTATACTGGGAAGATAGATATCGAGCTGAGGAAAAAGCAAGAGAGCTAGCGGATAAGAGAGTAGCTTATCAATTGCAGGGAGTCTATCAACAACACGCTAACAACATTCAAAAAGAAATCGATAGCTTCTGGCAAAAGTATGCCGATAGCGAAGGCATTACAAAATTGCAAGCTAAGCAACGAGCGGATAAACTTGATATGGTGAATGTTGAGTTTAAAGCTCGCCAGTTAGTCGAACGAGCTAACCGCTTGAGAGAGCGTGGAAAGCAGGTTACAAGTAAAGATTTTACAAAAGCGGAAAACGACTTGTTAAAACTTTACAATCTTAAAATGAAAACAAGCCGTCTTGAAGTGCTGCAAGCGAATATCAAGTTACACCAGTATGAACTAGCTTTAAATGAGTTTGAAATCATTGATAGACACTTGGTCGAGTCAATCAGACGTGAAAATCTGTTTAGTGCTGGCGTGCTGGATATGACACTCGGAAGTTTTGAATCTTCAAAAATATCTGCTGACTCTATCGTGTATGCCAATTTCAGCAATGCAACGTGGTCGTCTAGAGTTTGGGAAAGACAGAACGAATTAAGAAACATTGTTAAAAAAGGCGTTGCGGATACTGTTTTAAGAGGTAAAGGAACAAACATTCTGATTAACAGCCTTAAAAAAGAGTTTGATGTTTCCTATGGATACGCTAGACGATTGGCGGTAACGGAATCAGCAAGGGTATACTCAGAGGCGCAGAGTGCCAACTATGAGGCTAACGGTGTTGAATGGTATGAAGTCATGACAGAATTAAAAGCGTGTCCTATTTGCCAACCGTTCAACGGGAAGATATTTAAAGTATCTGAGTTAGTTCCAGCATTGAACGCGCCACCATTTCACCCTAACTGTCGATGTACGACTGTTCCGCATTTTGACTCAAAGCGCTCAAGTAGTGATGAAGTAGTAACTAGAAGAATAGATTTAAGTGCTATTTAGCGCTCAGAAAGGAGTAAAAGATGTTTATTTGGGATTTAGTATCAATTGCTTTAGGGTGGTTGGTATTTTCGTTTTTAATGCTAGTTATCATAGCAGTTGTAAAAGCGATGATTAATGTAATCAAAAAATAATCTAACCGTATGGAATCCCGTACGGTTTTTTTATTGTCCAAACTTTGATGACATTAAAAGCTAAGGATATCAGTCCACTCTGGACTTAAAAAGGAGGTAGCCTAAATGGCAGAAGAAATTAAAGAACCTGTAGTTGAACCTGAAATTGAACAAGCTAGCGGTCAAGAAGAGGAAAAAACTACAGAAAAAACATTCACACAGTCACAGCTTGATGAAATCATTCAGAAAGAGAAAGCTAAGGCCAAGCGTTCTGCTGAAAAAGAGTATCAAGCTAAGATGGATGAAGCTGAAAAGCTACGTAAGATGAACGAGGTTCAGAAAGCGGAGTATGAGCAAGAAAAACAACGAGCATACATCGCTGAACTTGAAGCTA